GACAACCTTCCAGGCAATCGTAAGCGACACCCTCGGCGAAGACAGTAACTACGAAGTGGTCCGCAATATCCACGATAACTTAAACGAAATGATCGAACAGGCCAAGGAAGAACCGGAACCGCTGGAATTATCCAAGACCGATGTCAAGAAGCTCCTGACACGCAGCGGTGTTGCCGAAGAAAAGCTGGAATCATTCGATGATGAATTTGATGAAACAGTCGGTGTACATGGTACACTGCTTGCATCCAACATTGCCAGTGCTAAGACTTTCCAGATTGAGACACCGGACGTGGTAGTCAAAGTTAATCCCGAACGTGCCGATCTGGTAGAGACACGTGAGATTGACGGCCGCCGCTGTCTGGTGATTGCGATTGATGATCATCTTGAGGTAAATGGGATTGAGATTAATTAGAACGGCTAAAAATCGTATTTGAAGAAAAAATTAAAAAAATTTCAATTTTTTACAAAAAACGTTTGCATTTTCCGTCAGACTATGGTAAGATACTTTTTGTCAAGCGGAAATGGCGGAATGGCAGACGCGCTAGATTCAGGTTCTAGTGGGAGCAATCCTGTGAGGGTTCAAGTCCCTTTTTCCGCATTGAACGTATTTTATAAAGCACTGGAAAACGTTGAGTTTCCAGTGCTTTTCTTTTACTCAAACCTCAAAAAGGGGCATTAAAGGGGCAAATTGTTTTCACCCTTTCAGTAAATCATCTATTGAGGTATTCAGAACTGCTGCCAGTCTGATCAGTATCTCTGCATCCGGCACTCTGTCTTTAGTTTCCCAACCGGCAACCGTCGAGCGTTCCACATGCAGCTGATTAGCCAACTCTTTTTGAGATAATCCTTGTTTAGCTCTTAATGTCTTAAGGTTTTTTGAAAATTCTTTCATATGTATCACATCCTTATAATAAGGATACAATATTTTCCAGCAGAATAGTGTTGGAAAATTCTTCCAGTTTTTCAAATTATCTAAACTGAATAGCCTCGATTCTAAGTTCCTGTCCTACAGTTCCAAGAGTAGCTACTCCATCGGCTCTTGTCCAGTCTGTCCATCCGGAGCTCTGGATATGAACACGATATTCAAAGTCTCCTTCGAAGCATAAGCATTCGATACGTTTCTTTTCTCCAACAGTACCGATGATTGTGTCTTTGGTGATCTCACCATAATCTACCCAACCTTTACTCTGGATGTGGGCTTTTGCTTTAATGGTCTTTCCGTATGGGTTGATCCGGATTGCCTCCAGACGCAATGCATGACCAGTAATACCAATCACATTCTCAGCGGCTCTTTGCGGCAACCATCCTTTGCTCTGTACATGTGGTTCAACGCTGAACATAGATTTCTTGATCTCAAGTGCTTCCATCTGCAGACCTTTTCCAGTCGTACCTGCCCATTCTCCGTTGTTGGCCCATTCGCTCCAACCAATGCTCTTCTGGTGGACTCTGTACAGGTAGAAAGATTCCTTTCCTGTGATCCGGATTGCTTCCAGTCTTCTGTTCTGTCCGGTGGTTCCGATCAGAGTGTCTTTGGTGATGTTCTTGTATTCTTTGTTTCCGATCCCTTTCATATGGACAACAACATTTGTTTCTCCGACCGGCTTAATATGAAGCGCTTCAATTCTACGATTCTGACCGGTAGAACCAACCATTAAGCCATCGGACTGCCAGTTACCCCATCCAAAGCCTCTCATGTGAGCCTGATATGAGATTGTACCAAACTTGTCCGTCTTGCTCTGGAATACTCCACCCGACTTGATTTCTCCATCGACAGGTTCTGTCTTCTTGGCTGATGCTACTGGTGCTGCAGACGAGATTCCGAATGCTTTGAGGATCCCTCTCGCCAGTTCATCAATCTGGCTGTTGAACTTGTTGAGATCTCCCTGGTTTGTAATGAATCCATTTTCCAGAAGTCTGTAGCTGTAACCTTTCGCAGCTGCGAGATTGACGTTGGCAAGATGCGCTCTGCCTACTACCTTATTTGCTCTGCCAGGGAAGAAGGAACCAATGAAGTTAGCAAGTGCTGTATCATATGTGTCTGGATTATATCCTTCTTTAATAATTACATGACCACCTTTGGCTGTCGATACATTGCTGTCCATATGAAGTTCCAGGATCTGCCAATCCTTTGAGATTTTGAGTGAGCTGATACCTTTGTCGACGTACCAGTTCCGGTTTGTATCTCCAAGAGTAACATTACTTCCTCCGTATGCTACGATTCGTCTTGCAAGTGCACGGACTCTCTCTGCCTCGGTGTAACCGTATCCAACAGCTCCACTGTCACCGGCTCCGTGTCCGGCTATTAAAAATAAATGTGCCATAATTGCTCCTTTCTGTGCGATGTCGCACACACTATATAATATGTTAGAGGACGATTATTCGCCCTCTACTTGCACTGCTGTTTATATAACTGATTTACTCCCGTTGCCGCTAATCCGCTTGCCATTCCGACCGCAACTGCATTGATCACATCGCCGGCCGGAAAGTCCGGCATTGTGTAGAGTCCGGCAACGCCCAGTGCTCCGCCACATGCAGCCATGATGACCGGAATCCATTTATCTGGAATTTTCTCATAGGCTTTGCATCCGAGTCCAATTACATAGCAGATTGCTACAATTCCAACAACGGTTCCTAATGTACTAATATCCATATTATTTAATCCTCCTGATCATGTGCTTGCTTATTTATATGCTTCTGGATCTTGTCTATTGCTTCTGTAACAGGTCCATTACATCCCTGTTCTTTCAAACCTTTCAGACAAGCCAGAATTCCATAAGTAAGCAAACATTGTTCTGATTTCATTCTTTCTATCTCTTTATCCTGCTCATTCTGTCTTAAATACCACTTGTATACTGCGAAAACAGCGGAAAAGATAACCACTACGGCCGTTAATAAGCTTCCAGCAGTAATGATTGTGTTTACGTCTACATACACTCTATGTACCTCGATTCTTTAATTTTGCATATAAAAATAAGACCTTTCGGTCTTGCTCTGATTTCCATGTATTCACCTCTTCGCATAGAAAAAGAGAGGGGTTAACCCCTCCTATTCAATACTGTTGACTTTATTTTTCGAATCGTGTAATGCCGGATCTTCAATTAGTAATATATTGTTACAGAATTTTTTTGTCAAATATTTCAATTCTCTTCCCTTCTCGTCTACTTCTCCCTGTCTTTCTTCCCGTGTTTTTAGAGTAGGCCTTTGTTTCCAAAACGATTGGATATACTCTCTTATTTTCTGTAACAGTTCAGGTGCATTATCCTTTCCATACAATTCCATTTCTAACAAATCATATATTTCATTTACTCTTGCATTTTTTTCCAAATAGTATTCATATGTATTATCAGCAACGTGTATATAATAATCCTCTGTCAATTTCATTAGCTCTGCTACTAATTTCATTGTATCATTGCATATTTCCCTGTTTACTTTATACTGCTGAATAGCTACTTGCTGTTTCATATAACTCAATGTTTGTTGATAATTCTTGTGCTGAATCTTTTCAGTTTCTTTTCTATTCTCTTCAATGCTTTTTTGTGCATCTTTTCTATTTATATATAATATGTAGAAAGCAACCAACCCAGATATTAAACTTCCAAATAATCCGCCTACTAATCCAAGCACTCCATCACTGCTTACATGTGATAATATACCACATTTTATCATCATAATAATTATACCAATAATTATCCCTGGCAAAGCACAAATTAAAACAATTCCGACTACAAGGTCTTTCTGATTTTTCAACTTATCTCCTCCTTCCACCGCCATTATACAGCAGAAGAAAAAGTTTTCCAAGAAAGATTCGTTTTCAACCAGTTATCTTGCATATAGTCTCGTGATACCTCCGTTGTTATATATCTTGATCTTGTTGCTACCAAGATAAGATATACCGCCGTTGTATGTACTGGAGTAAAATGCCTGATGTGTTCCAGATCCGTGATCTACAGCAGAACGACTTGTTAATACCTGTGCCGGTACGATCGTGCTTGCAAGTTCTCGGTAATAATTTCCATTTGTACTGCTTGCAAGTCCGCAAGTAATCATGAACTCTGAATACTGCGATACATCGACTGTAATTGTGGAGTTTCCTGCTGAGGTCTGGCTCTTTAGTAATGTCCAGGATTTATTTGCCTTGTTACTTACCTTTGTAAATAAAGCAGTCATACTCTCGCCGTTCACATACGTATCAGTACCATTAACTACTACTGATGGTACTGATGCCGATCCACCCTCATGAGATGCCTTCGTTGAAATTCTCGTAGATGAATTTCTAAGATATGTTTCTGCTCCATCTACACCTATTTCCAAATCTCCTATAAATACCTTTGCGCAATCGACACCCTCTCCTAATCGAATCTCGTCACCTTTGAAGGATGCAAGTTCTTCAGTCCCCTTCCTAACTTGTACACTGGTTCCATCTATAAACACATTGAATCCAGCAGCATTACCGAT